CGTCTAATGATACATACACTGTAATACAACGAGCTGCCGCCCAAGATTTAGCACAAGAAAAGCAATTGAGTACTATTGGAGACGATGCAAAGAAGGATGGAGCGGAACAGAAGAAATTTAATGTAAATGAAACTTTTGGTGACGGAAGAAGCGAGAAGCAAATAAATGATAAGGCTAGAGAAACTAAGGAGATGAATGAACTATTTTCTAATTTAGAAAACTCTACGCCACAAATTGTTAATAGAGCTTATAAAGATTTTGATGCTCTTGCAGACAGAGCGGAACGTACTCAGACGCTGACAGACCGGGACCAAAGAGTACGGGAAATATATGACGATGGTAATGACGACGGGCCGAGTGACCCCACAAGTAATAAGTTTGAAAGTGGCACTTTTACAAGTGACCGACAGACAAAAGGTGCCGGACTAGACCAAAGAGATGTCGTAACAAATCTAAAGGATGGACCAGCAGTTAGCCAGGTAGGAGATGACCCTGCAACTGAGGACGGAAAAAGTATAGTTTGTACTGAGATGTACAGACAGACTCAACGAGATGATTGGGCACAAGCTATGAAGACTTGGTATATTTATCAGAAAAAATACTTGACACCTATACATGAAGTAGGGTATCATTCGTTATTCAGACCTTTTGTTCGTGGTATGAAGGTTAATAAGGCACTAACAAACCTAGGTGCTTACCTTGCCAAAGAACGAACAAAACACCTTAGACATATTTTAACAAAAGGAAAATCTGCAGACAGTATAGTAGGCAATATCTTTTGTAAAATAATCCATCCTATAGTTTACTTAGTAGGATTGGCAGTTCATAAAAAATAATATATGAACTATTAAACTGGCTACCAACCCCCCTAATACGGCTACGGTTGCCCCAACAAGGAGAAGTAATATGGCTGACATTGCTATAGAACAAAAAATTGAGAAGACACCTATAAAGTACCAACGTAATGATGATGCCGAAGTAAAGGCACTAGAAAAGAATTTACAAGAAAGAGAAGTAGCTCTAGGAAGAGGGGCAGAACAACAAGCCGAGGCACAAGATGTTGCTGAAACTGAAAGTCTTGCACCCGAAGAGAAGACCTTTAAGAAAAGGTACGGAGACTTACGTAGACACACTCAGGAAAAAGAAAAATCATTTCAGGATGAAATCTTTACTTTAAAACAACAGTTAACACAAACTGCCAGTAAAGAGATTAAACTACCTAAATCTGATGAAGAAATAGAGAAATGGTCTGAGCAGTATCCTGATGTTGCTAAGATTGTAGAAAGTATTGCTACTAAGAAAGCAAAAGAATTAGATTCTTCTATAGAAGAAAGAATGAAACTTATATCAGATAGAGAAGCACAAGCCACTAGGGCCGGTGCAGAAGCAGACCTTATGAGAATACATCCTGATTTTGATGACATTAGAAATAATCAAGAGTTCCATGACTGGGTAGAAGCCCAACCTCGTTGGATACAGCAAGCGTTATATGAAAATGAAAACGATTCTAAATCAGCAGCAAGAGCAATAGACCTATATAAATCTGACATGGGTTTAAATGTTCCAGAAAAAAAGAAAAGCGATGCATCTAAAGAAGCAGCAAGAGCTGTAACAAAAGGCTCCTCTACTGCACCCTCGTCTACTAAAGAAGGACAAGGAAATCAAATTAAAGAATCTGATGTTGCTAAGATGAAAGGCAACCAATATGCCGCCAATGAAGCGGCTATTACAGAGGCTATTAAGTCAGGAAACTTTATATATGACGTAAGCAGAAGAAATAGTTAATTTTTTACTTTACTTTTGTATCCGAATGTGTTACAAAATGTATATATCAAGCAGCCCATCTATTTGATGACTACCTGCATATTACCCCCTATAACGATTTATTTACTCAAAAACTACCTAGTTTGATTTAGCCCCTTTACGGACACCTAATGTACATCTAGCCTTTTTAATTGTATACAACTCGTATTTTTTAAGCCCAAGGAGAATTATCATGGCTTTTTCAACCGCAGCTGGATACGGGAATTTACCTAATGGCAATTTTAGTCCCATTATTTACTCCCAAAAGGTTCAGCAAGCATTTCGCAAATCTTCAATAGCAGAGACAGTATGTAACTCTGACTATTTTGGCGAAATAGCAAATTATGGTGATACTGTAAAAATTATTAAAGAACCAGAAATCACTGTTAAATCTTACTCACGTGGCACAACTATAGCACCACAAGACCTAGACGATGAAGAGTTTTCTCTCACCGTAGACAAAGCTAACTATTTTGCTTTTAAAGTAGATGACATTGAAGAAGCTCATAGTCATGTAAACTTTGAATCAATGGCTTCTGACAGAGCTGGTTACAAACTTCGTGACCAACATGACCAAGAAGTTTTAGGTTACTTAGCAGGTTATTCTCAGTCCGCATTAAATATAAATGCTGATGCGGTTAACACTTCAGTTAACGGTGTTAGGTCTGTTTCAACTGCAGGTACTGACGAATTGCTTACAACTATGAAGCTCATCAAAGGTAGTTTTGCCAACATTACAACATCAAGTGCTGGAGACCACTCAATACCATTAGCAACAAGATTGCCTGGTGCTACTGCTGTAGCAACAGCAACTGCTACTCCATTACAAGTTGTTGCAAGAATGGCTAGATTGTTAGATACACAGTTTGTAGATAACGAAAATAGATGGCTAGTTGTTGACCCTGTATTCCTAGAGATACTAAAAGATGAAAGCTCAAGAATGCTTGATTCTGATTTTGGTGCCGCTGGGGATGCCCTAAGACAAGGGTTAGTTGTTACTAGATTGCATGGCTTCGACGTTTATGTATCTAATAACTTACCTGTAGTAGGCACTGGTCCTGCAACAACAGGAACAGCTAATCAAGATGCTAATTATGGAGCAATTGTCGCTGGTCACTCTTCATCAGTAGCTTCTGCTTCACAGATTACGAAAACTGAGTCTTACAGAGATTCTGATTCGTTTGCGGACATTGTTCGCGGAATGCACTTATACGGCAGAAAGATTCTTCGTCCAGAAGCAATCGTGACTGCTAAGTATAATACAGCAGCTTAAGGGAGATTTATAAATGGCTACATATGATTCCAGTCTTCAGGCGGTTCACAGACCCTCTGCTCCTGCACCTTATCTAGTAAGTAATACTATTGACATTGCTGTAGAGAATGCAACTAATGCCGCGGCTCTTGCAGCTAACGACATTTTGGAAATCTTTACAATCCCTGCCAATACTCTTCTCATGGCTTCAGGCTATGAAGTTGAGGCATTACTTACGGGTGAATCTAACGATACTACGTTTAACTTAGGTATCACTGCTGCCTCTACAGGTGGTATTGCTGCTGACGTTGATGAGTTCGTTGCTGCTATGGACACTGACGCTATGGCTGTCGGTGCTTATGCAACTATGATTCCTGCAGTTTTTCCCGCAGTTATTGCTGGGTCTACTACAATAGACTTAGAACTACAGGCTGCAGGTACTGCACCTACAGGTGGAAAAATCAGAGTTTGGGCAGTGTTAATGAACATTGACAACCCAGGCAATTTATCAGCTGACGAAGTCGATAGAGACCAATTAGCTTAAACTAATATATAAGAGAGCAGGGTAACTTGCTCTCTTATCTTTACAGGGATATACATGGCTCAGACTTTCTTATCGTTATCTAATAGTGTACTTGCACGTATGAATGAAGTTCAATTAACTTCTACTGATTTTACGTCTGCTAGAGGTATTCAAATTCAATCAAAAAATGCTATAAATGAAGCAATAAGATATATAAACCAAAGAGAATTTAGTTACCCCTTTAATCACGCGATTAATACACAAACCTTAGTTCCAGGAACAGTAAAGTACACTGTGCCTACTTCCACTAAACATGTAGATTATAACACTGCTAGAATTGTAAAAAGTGCTACTTTAGGTACATCGGGAGTAAATTTAAGTACTTTATCATATAATGAATACATTGCAAATAATGTAGAACAAGAAGACGAAATACAAACAACGACAACTAGTGCCATTCACTCAGATAGCGTTACAACAATAACTGCCACAAGTACAGCAGGATTTTCTGCTACGGGAACTCTACATATAGGCAGCGAGAAAATAACTTACACTGCCATAGGTTCCAGCACTACTTTTACAGGATGTACTAGGGGTGCCAGCAGTACTACAGCAGCTTCTATAGCTAGTGGAGTACAGGTAGCTCAATTTGATAATGGAGGAGTTCCTACTCATATAGTAAGAACATTAGATAATAATTATATATTATTCCCTTTTCCAAATAAAGAATACACTTTAAAATTTGATTTTTTTACTTTTCCCGCTGATTTATCTGCCCACGGAGACACAACTACTATACCCGACAGGTTCGCCCCTACAGTAATAGACGGGGCTACAGCATATGTGTATCAATATCGTGGTGAAATAGAACAGTACCAATTAAACTTTGCAAGATTTGAACAGGGCATAAAGAACATGCAAACACTATTGGTTAACAAGTATGAATATGTAAGGTCTACAGTTATATTAAAACCAACTAGTATGGCAGGATACTTCAGTACTGAAACTGCCTCATAATGCCAGATTTATCTAAAGTACAGCCCACGGCTTTTAACTGCGAAGGAGGGCTAGTTTTAAACAAGTCTACCTTTATGATGCTACCGGGCGAAGCATTAGAGCTTAAAAACTTTGAACCTGCTATTGAGGGTGGGTACAGACGTATTAATGGCTACTCAAAGTATGTACCAGTAATTGTACCTTTTACTTCATCTGATATAGAAAAAATACTTATGGTTGCTACCTTTGGCAATAAAGTATTGGCAGCAAGGGGTACTAGTATATATAGTGCAACTCCGGGTGGTTCATCGTGGACAAGTATAGATAGTGGTAGAACAAATGCAGGTAAGTATACATTTGAAAGATTTAACTTTGATGGCACAGATAAAATAGTTGTACTAGATGGCGTTAATGCACCTACTGTATTTAACTCTTCTTTATCTGCAACAGACGTAAGTGATAGCTCAGTAGCAGGTGCTAAGTTTGTAGCATCTTTTAAGAACCATATGTTCTACGCAGGTAAGTCAACTACTAAACAAGAGGTAG